ATCCACATTTGACGGACAGCTTAAGAGCCTTTCACTAATGCCTATGGCAGACGGCGTTTATGCGCAGGCACCATATCAGCGCGTATCACGTGAGGATTGGGAATCATTGCGAGCTAACGTAAAGCCTATCGATTGGAATTCGCTGTATTCTCCCGATGCTGGCATGAGTGAGGCTATCGGGGAATTGTATTGCACGACAGATGTTTGCGAGGTAAAAACACATGATTCCAGCCAACGCTAAACCCGGAGATTTCTACCTAGTCAGTTTCGACGGGAAAAACCCGAATATCAGTGATCCTAACCATTGGCTTAAGAATGGTGGAGCTATCCGCATCGGGCAATGGCTCAATGGCGATGGCTTCGGGCAATACGAACATGCCGGAATCTATGTTGGCAACGGCAAGGTAATCGAAGCGTCGAATAACGGAACCGTTCTAACAAATTGGCATTACGACAATAACGACGTTCGATGGTCCAGTGGCATTATCCCGCTTACGGACAAACAACGCACTCACATTGTCAATGCGGCACATGGTTATATCGGAACTCCCTATTCGTGGCCGGATTATGCGGCAATCGCTACTAAGCGTTTGCACATTCACCCGCTCGATAAAGCGCTAGCCGGTTATGTTGAAAGCACAAAGCACATGATCTGTTCTCAGGTAGTGGCGCGTTGCTATCTCGACGGTGAGGCACCTTTGTATTCCTATTGGTCGGGGTATGTGACGCCGGGAGATTTGAATAATCTGCTAGACGAGAAATCCAAGAAATAGAAAGTCGGTAATACCATGGCACTAGCGGTTGGGAATCACGCCGACGCGACAATGCATAATCTCCTTATCGAGCAAGTAAGCGATGACGGCACTTATGTACTTGTATCGCTACCGTGGGACGGCGTAACTGTTGATGGTGATGGTACGCATACCCTTATCAAAATGTGGCTGCCGACAAACAACGCCAATACAACTATCGTACAAGTCGCGCCCGTTAATTGGCCGCCGCAAGAAAACGATACGTGGATTGTGCCGGGCGTAACCCAGCCTGCATTTGTCGTTTCATCGGGCACCGGGAAATTCTTCTTTCTCACCGCTTTGAATATTCGCAAAGAATTCAGTGGCATTAAGGTCATTCCACCGACTATCGAGGATGCATTGGGACAGTTCGGAAATTCCCTAGTGTTGCTACATCGGGGAATCACGTAACCGAGCTAGGCACGATCCGGCAGCATCGCTAGGCACGACGTACCCGCTAGACAGCTCTCAGCTCAACGCTACGGCAGGTCTGGGGGCAGTCTGGGGTGATTCCCTAGGGTCGGGCATCTGAGAGTCTTAGAAACGCTCACAGCGTCGCGCGTACCCTCACAGACCGGGCAGGATCGCTACATGTCAGGATCGCCCGGCACGACGTACCCTCTAGAACGCTCCCAGATCGCCGTAGGCGGCAGTTTGGGGGCAACCTGGTACGATCGGCTAGGGTAGGACTTTTGAGAGTCTTAGAATCGATCTGAGAGCCGCGCAGCCTGGGGTTGTCAACGTAGGTTGACAGTCAAGACATGAAAAAACCCCGCTAGCCAGGCTGCTACCTGACTAGCGGGGAGATCTCACTGAGCAACGCTCGTCTTACGGCGGGAACGTCGGACCGTTCGGCGCGCATTCCAGCGCGTCAATTTCATCGCGACGCGCTTTTGCATCGCTTTCTCGTCAGTGTAATTGTGCTGGAGAAAGAACGCGATGGCCGCGCGGGTATCTGCTATTTCCTCTTCCAAGTGCGCCCGCGTTTTCGCGGAATTGTCGCCGCCCACGATTTTCATGAGCACTTGCGCCGTTTCGTTGCATTCTTCGGCCAGCTTTGCCGCGCCGGGATAAACGTCACTCTGGACCTGAAACGCTTTCATTTTGCTTAGCTCCCTTTGATTGAACGTGCGGATTAACTGGCGGTTGTTTCTGCCCATGCGCGATACGCCTTAACGGCGTTGCACAAAAGCACGTATCGAGTTGAGCCGACCCTAACGGGCTCATTGAAAGCGTCGCGGACATTGAGCAGATTGCCGGTAACCTCGACGTACCCTACCGGGATACGGGAGTCACTATCGCGGGTAATGGTGAATCGCGCACCATTGGGCGAGCGATTGACATTGGAAACGCCTACCGACATTGGATTACCTTTCTTCGGTCGGGTTGCTCGGCTTGCGAAGACACGAAACGATCTGACACCATACCGACACGATAACCGCGCCGGATATGGTGGCTGTAATGGCGGTGAGCATTACTCAGAACTCCCCGCGATTTGACAGCTCTTTGCGGATAGCGGTTTGGGCCGATCCCGCAGGCGAGCAATTGAATGTCTGCCACAGAATGTCAGAAGAGGTATGGGACAGATTAACCGTTGCCCACTCGATAACGTCGGGAGAATTCACGACGTAATGTACTACGGAACCGCCCATTTGATTTGCCTTTCTAGCTAACCACGTGAACATCGGTATATCCCTGATTTTCGATAAGGTCCGCAAGTGCCGAAGCATCGCGGCGCGTCCATTGGTCGTTTCCGTCTGAATCGATCCAGGCGATACCGTCCACCATGATTTGAAACATTTGTTACATCTCCTGATAATCGTCATCGGTCGGATAGCGGCCGGTAGCCATAACGAACTTGGCAGCAAATGCCCGCCGCATAATCTCGCGCTGCATTTTGGCGTCCCACTCATTGACAGACATTTGCTTACCTTTCTAGATCTCGGAGAAACGCGAACTGATACCCTCGATAACGTCACCGCTATCAAGTCGCACCCTAAGTAGGGCACCGGAATTGTAAACCGCGATTACCTCGCCGGTTTGGCCGTTAGCTAGTGCGGAATGACTTAGGACCCTACTGCCAACCTTCATTATGTTTCCCTTAGCTAGGAATGAGTGAGTAGGACCAGAGCGCCATTGCGATGATATCCGCAATTTTGCCGTGACCTAGACCGGGAGTAGGCGTAACGATCGTTTCGGTTATTGCCGCCGCGATGTTGCTGAAAAATACAGCGATTGTAATTGCGAGACTGATCATTACCATTCCTTTCTCCCTAGGTTGAATAAAGTAGAGCTGGATTTATCACCCGCAGGCGAGAGTTTGTGTCTGTTTGGGTTGCACATTCCAACCGCTTATCTACTCACTCTCTCAGCCCTACTAGTTAAAAGCGTGAATCGAACGGTTCCAATATGACGTATTAGCTACTCGATTTACGTCCGATAGACTCCGCTAGCTAGGTACTTTGGGGCGAACTCAATTCACGCCTAGCGGTGAGTGTTGGAATCGAACCAACCTAAACCTTTCTCACCGTTTGCGTTTGCAGGATTTATAACCCTCACAGTTCCGTTTAATGCGTCCGATGCGCATCCCTAAGAAAACCTCTGTGTGCCGGTTACCCGCCGCTATTTAGTTCTCAAGATCCAAGTGCTATCCGGGGCCGATCCCGCTCCCCGCTGCCGTTCTTTGTCGTGCTACGCACACAATAATCACGAATTCGGGGTTTGTCAAATCGCATCATTGCAGGTCACAGCGTTATCCACCACATAAGCGCAGGTCACAGCGTCGTAAAGAATCTTGAAAAATCTTTGGGAATTTACATCCTTGCAGGTCACAGCGTTTCGTGCCTGGTGAACTAGCCAATCGGGCACACTCGCCGGTATGCATCGCGCACAGCGGTTCTACGCGCTGGAATCGTCCGACCCTAGCGGTTGTACCCAGACGCGCTATCGATGCCGTTAGCGTCGATCTGAGAGCCATACGGGCCATACCTCACGCCTGCCAGGCTCACAGCGTCACAGCGTGCCAGGCTCCCCGCGTGCCATGCCTGCCAAGCTCACAGCGTGCCAGGCTCACAGCGTCGATCTGAGAGCCATACGGGCCATACCTCGCACGACGTACCCAGACAGCAAAATGACCCGGTATCGCTACCGGGCCAGATCACTATGTTTCGTTTCAGTGCTCAGTCTCGCGTGCCCAATTCCACGTGCCTGCCTGTACGTGATTGGTGATGATGCCTAGCTCACTTGCGACCACGCGATACGCGGCGGCAACTTCGGAGTAATCGCGAGCCGACTTCGGACCCGGTGCGGACCAGTCACGGGTAGCGACACGGTACGCCCAACAATCGACAGTCACGGCGTCGGTATCGGTGGGGTCTACCATGTTCCGGTAAAAGTGTCCGGTCTTGGCAGTCATCGGTAGAACACTCTCAGGATCGGCACCGTTTAGGATGGCTTCCACCTTGCGGAGACTCGCACCCATCGCACCGTGCACGTTGCCGTTCATTGCGTCAACCGCTAGTGCCATGTTGCGGTCCCACTTCATACGCGGTGACAGTGCGGAGATGATGCCCGCTCCCTTGCGTACGTCGCCATTCCCGACTACCTCCGCTAGCTGATTAGCAACCGTGTACCAAACCGCGCCACGTGCCTTTTGGTCATCACTGGCCGCGTTCCATGCATCGCGTATGTTCTGTGCGAGGGTTTCGATGCGATTCATTCTGTGCCTCCCGGCTGTTTGGTTGGTGCTAGCACCAATCTAGTCGGGAATTTGGGGTATGTCAAGGGTTCTACGGCGTTTCTCCCGATAAATCTTAAAGTTACTGGGTAGCTACTGCGGGTAGTGGGGTTGGGTGCTGTGCTCGCGGCTCTCAGGCGGCCTCTGCGCGCGACGGTGTAAGCCGGGTAGCTAGCGTTGTATCACGGGTGCCAACCATGGTTAGCGTTGCTCTCAGCGCCGTACACGGGTAAGTCTGGAATACTGACTGACTAAAAGTTTTCAAAAGTTTACACCGTTCACTCGTTACCTACGTACAGTCACCACCTGGTAACGCTACAGGGGGAGGGTACCTATGGGTAAACCGCAGTATGGGTATAGGCATAGAAAGGATAGAGCTAGTGCCATTGACGCAATGGTTAATGGTGCACCATGCCCCCGATGTAATCGCCCTATGTATAAGCATCAACGTCTACAACTAGGTCATGTGGTGAGTGTGGCAATGGGAGGTAGTGACGGCCCTACTCGCATAGAGCATGGCTCATGTAATGAGAGGGCAGGCGTAAGACTAGGCAATAGGCTTAGGGCTATAAGGCGTAATAGGTATAGGACTAATAGAGGTATGCCTAGCCTAGGGGATAGGGTTAGTGGTCTAGGTAGTAATAGCTCGCCTGCTAATAAGCGTTTGCCTAAGTGGTAAGCATGGCAATAGGAGACTCCCTAAGCGCTGGAATAGCCGCGATAAAGCGATGGCATTGCCGCCGCTAATAGGTCGGATACCCTCCTGATATCGCCCGGTTCTAATCATGTTCCGCTATCATCTCACTATAATTGGGCAAATCACACACCATTAGTCTTGCTAACTACTTAGTCGATTTTTTATTCGATAAATGCCGACCCTCTTGGTCCCCATTTCATTTTCTATAGACCTTGAGTTTTTCCCATTCTCGCAGGTCACAGACTTAAATCGAATACCAGACCTCCTAGCCATCGCAAACCCGCAGGTCAGGGCGCTTCGACCCCTATCATCTTCTCGAACAGCTACTCGAAAACTTGAAGTGATTAGAGCTTTCCCCGCCACATGATTAGGACCCAATAAAGCCTTTAAATAATGGCGCGGAATAGCACACAGGGATGTCTTAACAATGACCTGGAACCCATATAAGCTCCTTAGGAGGCTGATCGGCATGGGCAGACTCAGCAACGATGATGATCGACCCCGGCCACAGCCCCATCAGTCTATGGGTATCATGGCTCCCGCGACTAGGAAAGTCAAAAAGGCAGTAGCCGTGATCACAAAAAGGATCTGGCGAGCTTGTGACAGGTGCGGCTACTCCGAAATCGACGGATTCCCCATCGCTCACGCCAAATTCCAGATCGAAGTACCAGGAGGCGACCTGTATTTCTGCGGGCATCACTTCCGAAAGTACTCTTCCCGATTCTTTGATAAGGGCTACCCGGTCCACGATATTCAAGAGAAAGTAGCTTCCCAATGAGTGAGCATAAGGAACAGAAGCACAAGACTACTTCCAAGGAAACCGAGGAAATCGAGGAAACTTCCGTTCCTGAACCCAAGGAATTTGACATTGACGATATCCTCGATGAGATTGACGATGTGCTCGAAGAGAACGCCGAAGAATTCGTTCAAGGCTACGTGCAGAAGGGTGGCCAGTAATGGAGCCCGGACAAGTCGAACAAGGTGTCAGAACCACGATGACCGAATGGGGTATCCTCGAACCTACGGGCGCGTGGGAGGTCATGGCGATCAATCTAGCTCAGGTTCTCGACGGTACAAACTCCACTTTCAAGATGAGCGGTGACGCTAAGTACGGCAAGGATGACAAAGTGGCAGTAGCTAGCGTCAATCGGGAGCTTCGGCTCACCCTAGAAAAGGTTGATGCTATGCGACCTACGCATACACCAGATAAAGAGTCGCTAGAAGACAAATACTGATATGCCTAACGGGCACTACAAGAGCCCGGAATACCAGCGTAACAAAAAGCGGATGGTTTATCACGCATGGCGACACCAGCTCCCTTGCTGGCTCTGCCTTAAGCCTTTCCGGTTCAAGGGCGACATCACAGCCGACCACGTTATCCCGATATTCCAGGGCGGAACCCATGCTTATGAGAATTTGCGACCCGCTCACGACCTGTGTAATTCATCCAGGGAGTACTAATTTACTGACGTTAGTAAGGACGACTAAATGGCGCTAATTGGCGACCAGCGCCCACGCCTATACCATATCCCGATATCTCATAATCTGGAAGCGGGCGACGACGCTGTAGAGTATGCAAAGCAGCACGGCCTGGACCTGGACGACTGGCAACGGTGGTCACTACGACACATGCTGGCCCGAGATAAGAACGGGCTATGGACCGCCTTTGAAGTAAAACTCACTGTACCCCGGCAGAATGGCAAGGGCTCGATTTATGAGGCCCGAGAATTGTTCGGTCTTTTCTGCTGGCCCTCAGACAAGCTCTTGATCCACACCGCTCACGAGCACAAAACGTCGAGCGAGCATTTCCTGCGTGTCTGGGGAATCATTGAAAATAACGCCGACCTGATGAAGCAGGTGGCCGCCCCAAAGGGCCGTCACTCGACTGCTTACGGTCGTGAGTTCATCGAAACTAAAGCAAAGCCCACCATTATTATTGGCTCAGGTGGCAAGCATATCCGCAGGATCGGCAGCAAGCGACTGATTTTCATCGCTCGCAGCAAGGCATCCGGTCGAGGATTTACCGGCGACTGTATCGCCTACGACGAGGATATGATTCTAGACGCGGGGAAAATCGGAGCTTCGCTCCCTTCCCTTTCAGCGCGGCCAAACCCCCAAGTAATTTATGCAGGTTCCGCAGGCTTGAAAACTTCTACGCAGGCCGCTAAGGTCAGGCGTCGAGGGCTTGCAGGCACCAGCGATAGCCTGCTATACATTGAGTATTCGGCGGATATCTGCGACGAGTACTGTGATTATGACTGCGATAAGCATGATGATCCTGACAGCGAAGAGTCAGTAGCTAAGGCTAACCCTGGTTACGGCATTCGCATCACTAAGCGCTTTATCGAAAAGGAACGCGACGCATTCGAGGGCAACGAACCTGAATGGTGGCGCGAACGTCTTGGCGTCGGCCAGTGGCCCGCTGATTCTGAGGGCTGGACTGTTATCCCGAAGAAGTGGTGGAATATCACCAAGGATAAGAGTGCTGAACCGGAGCGAGTAGCGCGGCCAGTCTTCGCAGTTGACATTGCGATGGACCGTAGCTGTGCCGCTATTTCCGTTGCGGGATTCCGAGGCTCTGATAGTCGAACTGGTATTCAGATTATCGACTTCAAGCAGGGCACCGGCTGGCTCTTTGATCGAATTATGGAAATCCACGCCAAGTGGAAGCCCGTTAAGTGGATCATCGATAAGCGCGCCGCAGCAGGTTCGCTAATCACCGACTTGGAAAAGGCAGGAATTCCGGTAGAAACGTTGCAGGCGGCAGAAGTCGCGCACGCTTCCGGTCTGCTATTCGACGCATTCAGGGATGATACCCTGCGTCATTATGCTCAGGCTAGTCTGCGTACCGCTATCGCGGGCGCGGAATGGCGGAAGCTTAGCGAGTCTCGCGCGTTCGACCGTGTTAACGCCGGGTCGGAACAAGCGCCGCTGATGGCCGCAGCGTTCGCGCATTGGGGCTTTATGGAATTTGGCGATGAAGGCGACTACGATGCCGCCGATTCAGTTTACTTCAACCTAGCACGAGTTATCCAAATGTACCACGCAGGACATTACGGTCTGGAAGATATCCGCCGTCTTTACGAAAGAGGAATTATAGATGAAGATGACCTCGGAGCCTTGGCAGAAAAGGGCATCACTATCTAAGGTCCTAGCCCGTAAATACGCGGTAGTTCTGTGGGGCGTGATATGCGTTCTGTCGGTCGCGATTAGTGCCCAAGTCGCACGTGCCACTCGCGCATTCGGGCGCGGATGTGGCTCTGCCACTAAAGCCGGTAAGGGGATTCTCGCTCAAAAGTTTAACGGTGCCGCAGTACTGGTAACCATTGGTGCTGCAATTGTCTCTATCAGTGTCGCAGCTATTTACCGCCCGGCCGGTGGTATCTTGTGGGGACTGTTTATCATTCTAGCTGCTATTGATATGAGGCGATGAAATGGGACTTGTTTTCCGAAACAAAGAAGAACGGGGTTCGCTGGGAACTGGCGTAAGTAATAATCCCCTTTGGGGCATTTCTGGAACGACCGACTTGATTCCGCGCAGGATCTACACTAACGGCGCGAGCGGAGGGGCAGAGCCCGTAACGCTTGACACCGCTATGCGTAACTCCGCAGTCTGGGCCGCTATCAGAATCAGGGCTGACCTGATTTCTACGTTGCCGTGGCGAGTTTATAGCACCATTAATCTACCCGACGTTACGGTTCCTTTCAAGATCGACGCATCACCGACTCCGCTGATGACTGGAATTGACTTTATCCATTTCTTGTATTCAAGTCAGGTAGAGCTGGATCGTTCGGGTAACGCTATCGGCATTATCCAGAGTTGGGATGAACGAACTAGGACACCGGCCGAAATTGAGCTAGTGCCAAGTTCTTCGGTAGTCATCAGTGCGACGGGCAGCAAGATTACCAGCTACCGCATTAACGGAGTTGAATTCGAGCCTAAGTTTATCTGGCATGAAAAGCAATACACCGTTGCGGGCCTGCCCGTGGGCTTGAGCCCCGTTACATACGCGGCTTATACCTTGGGTCAGTACACCTCCATTCAGCAATTTGCTACTGAGTTCTTTACGTCGGGTCAGGGTCCGCGTGCGAGCTTGCAGAATACCCAGAAGAAGATCAATGATAAGGAAGCGGCAATCGTCTCGGAATCATGGCGTGCGTCGCAGTCTATGGACGAGCCTTTCATTCATGGCAATGACTGGGAATACAAACTCGTTTCCGCTCAGGCCGCATCTAATGACTGGATCGAGGGAGCGAAGCTTAACAGCGTTGACGTTTCCCGGTTCTTTAATGTTCCGGCCGACGTGATCGACGCGATTCTATCTGGCGGATCTCACATCACCTATTCCAATATCATTCAGCGTAACCTGCAATTCCTGGTTATGCATCTGGGTCCGACAATTACCCGGCGCGAAGCGAAGCTAACAGAAATGCTCCCGCGTCCGAGGTTCTTTGAGTTTGACACCGATTATCTTATGCGAATGGACCCCGTAACAAGGGCCGAATGGGTTAAGACTCAGATCGATTCCCGTGCAATTACAGTCACTGAAGCACGCGCCGTATTCGGCCGCGACCCGGCAACAGACGACATGTACGAGGAATACTTCAAGGCAGGACTTGTCCACGGTAAGGCTTCGGCAATGTTGCCAGGCGACCCGGAAGACCCGAATATTAACCCTGCTATTGGCGACCAAATTGACACTGGTGGGGATAAGAAAAACCCACCGACTAGCGGCTCCACTCCGTAGTGAGCCACGATGAAGGGAAAATTCTAAATGGCTACTACTATCGACTTCTCTAAGTGGGACGCTAGCAAGGCGTGGGCGGCAGGCGCAAGCGCCGATGATCCCGCAGCATTTTACCAGGGGATTTGCGCGGCTAGGAAAGCGGGCGACTCGAAGAATCGGGAATCCTACGAGCTTCCTTATCGCTATTCTCCGTCGAGCCCACCTAACGCTACTGGCGTAAGGGCTGCGCTATCTCAGCTTTCACAGACAGACGGACTTACGAATAGGTCCGAAGCACAGTCTGCCCTTAACAGTCTTATGGAACAAATCCAGACAGCGGAAAAGAGTCGCAGTGGCGCTCTTAACGAGATGCGTAACTACCGGCTAGAGCATCGCCAGGAAATTCCTGGTGGAGAAACGCGACGTAAGGGATTCCCGTCTGAATTGCGAGGCAAGTTTGTCAAGCAGGATGGCCGATCTGTTTACGAGGTTGAGGGTTACGCGACTATTTACGATCGCGGCTATGAAATGTGGGATATGGCTGGTCCTTATATGGAAGTGGTTGATCCTCATTCTCTCGACCGTTCTCTTTCGCAGACTCCCGACGTTGCATTCCTGGTAAATCACCTGGGTGTGGCAATGGCGCGCTCGCGCTCTCGCAGCGGTAATCCTACTTTGATTCTGCGCAGTGATACTACTGGTATGGGTATCCAAGCATGGCTTAATGCCGAAAGGCAGGACGTTAAGGATCTGGCATCCGCCATTGACGACGAAATTGTTGATGAGATGTCGTTTGCATTCCGCATTGAGGATCACGTCTGGGATGAGGATTATACCCAGCTTACATTGAAGCAGCTTAACATTAATCGCGGCGATGTCTCGGCGGTTAACTTCGGTGCTAACCCATTCACCAGCATTGCAGCTCGTGCTGCTGACTGGCTCGAAGATCTTGAGCATATGCCCGAAGTGGTCGTTCGTGAACTTATGAACAGGGTACACAGGCGTAACGACGTGGCAGCCATTCTCCCCGAATTCAGGGAAGCGGCAGAATCGCTTATCACGCGAAATGCAGAAATGTATGCCAACGTGGCTGCGGCACACTCAGATGCCCAGCGCGTTCTGGACGACGCAGAAGAAGAACTGGCGTCGGCTCCCGAGCCTACTAATACTCGTTCGGTTAGTGCTGCTATGCGCGAACTCAGGTCCATTAACAAGGACTATCGTAAGCAGCTT